ATCTGCCATAAGATTAATAAAATAAGAAGACACATGATTCATTTTTACATTTCCAGTACCTTCACAGCCTACAACTTTATACTGTTTAAACATGGTTTTTACTTGATTAACTTCTTCTTTTATGAGTTTAATTTCTGCTTTAAACCCTGTTACTTCTGCCATGTATTTACCTTCAATCCAAAATTCGCCCTGCGTCCCGCTCATAACACGTTGAGCTTCAAATTTATCCATAAAAGTAAACTCCTTTCTTAAATATCAAATGGTAGTTCTATATCTTCCATAGCGTCAATTATCTTAATTTTGCCTTTTAAAAATACTTTTTTCTTTGTATCTAGCTGGTTAATTTCATCATCACTCATATCTGCAAGTTCATCTTTGGTATATAGACCGTTTTGCAGCTGATAATTTTTTATTGCTTCCGTATCTAGTTCTACAGTAGAATAATTAGCTTGTAAAAGACCTTCACCTTCAAGTTCTTTAAGATATCCAGTTATTGCAGTAATAAGTAAACATTTATTATCATAAGTATTTGCATATTTACCTATATAGCTATCCTGTGCTGTAGTTCTAATATCATCATAAATCATATCCATAATGTCTACGATTTTAATTGTTTGATAGCCTTCTTGTTTTCCTTGCGTTGTAGTAACAAGACTATTTACTGCACGACTCATTTTATATTTTGTGCCATCATACCAAATAAAAAATTCACCATTATTAACTTTTTCATCATTTTCATCAAGGTCATATTTATCACAATCAATTACTTCATTAAGTGGTGCATATGTTGCACTTATCGTAAGTGGAGTACCTGCAATAAGTCCAGCAATACGTGCAGTATATTCAGCTGGTGTATAAGTCTTTGTAGCTGTTTTTATATATTTATTACTAAAATTAATAACACCCTCATAGTCTCCATCATAACCTGGCATTACTATTTTCATTTTTTTATATTTATTTTCTCGATAACTTTTTACCCATGTGAGTAATGTTTCAAGTTGATCTGCTTCTACTGTAGGAATAGATAAATAATCAAATCTTTCTGTAGCTATTTTTTTTAGACTATCCTGCCATTTATCAGTGCCTTCTTTACCTTTAGCTTGTAAATAGACTTTAATTCTATATGGTGTCGTTACATATCCCAATAAACATTTTGTAATATAATCTTTATTATTTTCACTAAGAATAAATGGTATATCGTCTGCTGTATATATTACAAAAGGATTTTCAATAGCTTCTGAAGCTGTTTCTATACCACAAATAGCTTCACCACAAATAGCACTGCCTACTATAGCATTTTTATTTGTAGTAAGTTCATCAATAATAGATTGTTCTTCTTCTAAAATTAAAGCTACAATACCACGTTTACTACGTTCAATTGCTGCAATGCCTGCTTCTTTAAAAGATACAATCACATTTGGCATTCCTAATTTTGCCATATTGCCCTCTCTCCTTCATTTATTTTTACTTTTAACTGCATTTCTTCCATTAAATCAGCTTGTTTCATTGGTCTTATAATTTGCTCCAAATAATCCATCTTTATTATCATTTGGATAATATCTTGTTCTTCCCCCACTCGGTCAATAGTAAATTCATTCACATGAATATATCTCTTTTTTAAAGGTATTCCTCTTTGAAAAAGCATTTGAAGTCTATCCATAACATCAGCATAATGTATTTCATTTTTATCAGTATCTTTCGGGAAATATGTCAATATAATAGACAATCTTTTCTTTGTTATATTTTTAGTCTGTGGGATATTTGTACATAAACATTTAATAAAAAAGCACGGTTTAGCGAAATCTTCTAAGATTTCATCACTATAAACCGTGCTTTTAAATTCTGCTTTCAGCATTATGCCAATTTGATTTAAGATATCTATCTGTTTTACTACATCAACCATCTAATTTATCTTTTACCCGCTTATATATACCTTTCCACATATATTCTTGTAAATCATCTTGTTGTTCATCTATAGTTTTTTGTAAAAAATGCTTTCCTTGTACAAAACCTTTTTCTTGTCCTTTCTTATCCATTATTTTATGACCACGATCAATAAGATGAAAATGTGGTGCTGTAGAATAAATATTGGCATGAATGTCCTTGCCATAGCCTTCAATTTTCTTTTTCCAACTTTTATTTAATTTTCCTTTATGATCCTTTCCACTATCTGGACTATTTGTTTTTAAAGCCTTAATCATACGATTAGCACCACGATTTAAAACAGTCTCAACATCATCTGGAAAATTCTTTTGCACCGTCTGCAACCTACCAATAAATTCTTCGAAACTAATTCCCATCACTAGCACCTGATTTCTTTATGCTACACATTAATTCTAGTTTTATATGCGATTCATAAGGATCTATGACATTTTTTATTTCATATAGATTATTTCTATATTTAACTAACATAGAATTATCTATATTTTTTCGATAGCGAATAGTTATTTTACTTAAATCTTCGGTTTTTTCTTTGTATTGCTCATAATAAGCTCTACCTCTAAGAGGTTCAATTCTTGCCCATACTTTCAAAAATGGCATTAATTTTTTCTGCGTCAAATTATACGATGTTTCAACATCTTCATATTTTAAAATTGTTACACGTTTATCTAATGTACCAATTTCTTCAATATTAATCATGATGTTTCACTTCCTAACGGTTTATAATACTGTGCCAGAGAAATATGCGTAATTATAGCTTCTATAGAGTGTGGTAGATTGTTTACATTGGTTTTTGTAGAAAAAACACTTCTATTTTCATACCAGTGTGCTACCAGCATTTTAACAGCCAAGACAAAAAGCTGGCTGTTATCACTATACTTTTTTCCGGTAGTCTGCTCTAAATAATCAGTAGCAGCTTCGATTAAACTTCCTATGAGTTCATCATCTTCAGTTAAATCTTCATCAATTCGCAAATAATCTTTTGTTTGTTTTAGTGTAACAGCCATATTAAATTACTCCTTAACTAGCAGAATAAGTACCTGTAATAGAAGCTGTACTTTCATCATCAAGATGAGCTGTACCTGTAATAGTTCCGCCAGTAATAGTAAGTTCTATACTTGTTATCTTTGCACCAGTATCTCCTTTTGCTCCAGCTGTTCCTTGCTCACCTGTCTCCCCTTTTGGACCTTGCTGTCCAACATCACCTTTTTCTCCTTGAGGACCTTCTTTTGGGTTAACTTTCCATCAGCACCTAAAGATAAAATCTGCCCTTGACTACCCTCTATTTCTGGTTTATCTAATTTATCTTCAATTGCATTTTCATGTGTTTCAAGTGCAGTTTCAATTTTATTCATATTTTCAGCATTTACTGGAGTTTCATTATTTACCCAATTAGTTTTTGTATACATAATTATTTACCTCACTTTTATTTATCTTTCTTTTCCTACAATTGTTTGCCCCACTATTGCTTTACCTACTATTGCAGGTGTGGGGCTATTACTCTCCCGCTTTCACCAATTTAACAAGGCTATCATAGATAATAGGTTTACCATCGCATACCATAATCATTTTGCGGATAATGTCATCAGTGTCATTATCTTCATAAGTTTTAATACCAATCTGGAAATTGGTATTAAGCGTATAATCGGCAAAATTATAAAGAAACGCAAATACTTTACCAGCACCTAAACTTTCATTAAAGGTATCAATATAGTTTGTAAGTTTTACCGTTCTACCAAGTAAAATACGTTCAGGTTTTCCGCCAATACCATAATTTACACGTGCAATAGGCTGTCCGTTTTTATCTACCATTCCTGCAAACTGCATAAAGGTTTTTTTAGTCATAACCCAAACGGCACCATTTTCATATTCCATAGGAAGTTCTGCTTCAGCATTTATAAGCGTCTGATAATCAAGTGCAGATACTTCAAGTTTCGCACCTTTGCTATCGTCTGTAAGAATACCTGTTGGTTGACCACTTCCTGTGCCAGAAATAATCGCCATTTCCAGTGCTTTTGCCATTGCTTCTACGATATTCTTAACAAGAGTTGTTTCAAAGGCACTATATGCCATATTTTCTGTTTCTAAAGTAACAGCTACAGCACAACGTAATTTAAAATGTCCAAAAGTAATTGTTCCACTAAGAGCTTTTTTCTGTTTATCAGAGCCAGCTCCTTCTGCTACCCATGTAGCTGTAGGTTTTACACTCGCTGTTGGAATTACCATACCTGTTTTATAAGCTGTACGTGTTACAAGTGGTAAAATCATGCCATAAGCTTCAATTTTTTCAATAATTTTATTGAGTGTAACTGGTGGAACTAATGCCCCAATATCTGTTGTAGCTGTTACTTCATCACTTCTAAATTCTTGAGGAATTTTTTCACCACGACAAACATAATTCATAAATGCCTGTCTATATTCTTCACTATCATAGATATTGGCTTTTACTGGTTTAGTTGTATTTGTTCTTGTTGTCATTCCACTACCAATATTATTAATAATAGTTTGTCGTCTACGGATTTCTTTTTCTTCTTCATCAAGTTCTCTAACTTCTTTTTCAAGCTCATCAAAATTTAAATTTTTATTTGTTTCATCAGCCAATAAAGAACGAATTTCTTCTTTTCTTTGTAAAATTTCTTCTAATCGTTTATTCATTGTATTTTCCTTTCTGAATATCTTAAAATGGGTACAAAAAAAGCACCTTCTTAGGTGCTTAACTAATAAATTTAT